GCCTCCCAGCCCGCCCGCGGCATCCACGCGCCCCGACTGGACGGATCGACATTCCGCAGCCGCCGCGCCTGATTCGGGCGGATCATCGACGCCGCATCCCGGCGGTTCAATCCGCCCGTGAGATCCTGCACGTCCATCGCCACCTTCGGCACCGGCACTAGGGCTGCCCTCCCGCCGGCAGGCTCCGGAGAATCTGATCGAGCATCGACTGACGCTCGACTTCCGTCACGGCATCCGTCTCCGGCATCCGCGACTTGAGGAGCGCATTGAAAATCATGAGTTCCGGCCCGAGCGCAGGCGGCGCCTGCGGCGGCTTCGGCGCCTTCGGGCCGACACTCCGCACGACTTGCACGACTCGCTCAAGCGCCGCGCCCCGGTCCATCGCCTTCACGACGCCACCGCCACGGTCGGAGCCGGCGCAATAATCGCCACTTTCGCCGCCCCGCACGTCGGGCACTTCACCGCCGGCTTGGTCTCTTTCACCGGGAACACATGCCCGCAGCGATAGCGAATCTGGATGAGGCTCATACCGTGTCCTCATAGCCAGAGCCGGCCCCACGACTGACACCGACGCGGTTGTAGGGGTGTTCCTTGAACGTGACCTGCCGGCCGCCCACGGGCCGGTTCTTGTCGCGGTAGTCGAGCACCCGCTGTTGGGCCAGCCCCATGAAGTACTGCGACCGCTCGATGTCCTTCCGGAGCAGTTCGAGCTTCGACGCCGCGTAATGGACGAGCGCGTCATGCCACGGAATCAGAATGGCCAAGGCATCGCCATCGACCGTGAACGGTTCGTCGGCGTCGGCCACCATCGGTTCCGGCTTGACGGCATAGGGCAAGAGAGCGGTCCAGGTGTCCCCGCCCGAGATATCCGGGGCCGGAGTCATGCCCCAGAACCGCTCTCCGCCTTCTGTGCGCTCGTACCACTCACACGGTCGGCCATCGGCCGCCGTGCGCCAGCCGGGGCTGTTCGCGTCCAGCCAGGCGAGAGTGCGGCGCGTGAAGTCTTTCCCCGCGTAGAACGTCGTCGTCGAACCCGAGACGATCTTGACGCGCACGCCCTGCGGCACGAGCCACAGGAAATCCTCGTCGGCGATCTCCGTCTCCAGGTCGTATTCGTCCGTGCTGTCCACGAGCGTGATCGAGGCCGTGCGCACGAGGCAACTCGTCTGCTCGGCAAACCACCGCTGCCCGCGATTGATCGCGCTCTTGCGTCGGGCGGTCGTGAAAATCAGGGAGGTATCCGACGAGGACAACGCCTCGGTCAGTTCCTCCCCGTACAGCTCCAGAAACGTGGCCACTTACTTGCCTTTCTCCCGATCCTTGAACGCCTTAATCTCGTCCTGTACTTGCTTGGCGCGATTGGCGAGATCGATCCGTTCCCGATTCGGTTCGTAGTAGTAGACGTAGAGGCTGCGTCCGTACCACACGCCATGCACCAGCCGAGAGGCGTAGAGGCCCCACGCGAGAAGTCCCACCACGGCCCCGCCCACGATCCACTTCTGCTTCGGCGAAAACGCCGCCCACCACGTCTTGAGTCCTGTCATTGCTCCCCCTTCGGAATGAATCTGGCGGACTTGGCCGCGAGCGCGCGGAAGGGTGCGTTCAAGAAACGACACCGGCGCCGCGCGAGCGCGCGGAAGGGTGCGTTCAAGAAACGACACCGGCGCCGCGCGAGCGCGCGGAAGGGTGCGTTCAAGAAACGACACCGGCGCCGGAGCGCCAGGCATCGGCAGATTTGTGCGCGGGATGCGAATCAGGAACGCGTCCATATAGCCGGTCCAGTGATTGCTGACGAGGTAGTACCAGCGCCCATCGCTGCTGATGTTCGGCTTCGGCCCCTTGTAGTAAAAGTTTTCCGCCTCGTTGCCGCCAGTGCCGTCTGCTGTCACGTCGGTCATTTGCGGCGCCACGACCAGCACGGTCGGATCGCCCGGCCGGAAGCAGACCAGCTCACGCTCGCGCGGGATCGGGGTGCCGGGTGCCGACTCGCTCTGAATGTTCGTGTGGCACATCTGCTGATTGGCAATGGCCGTTGTCCCAGCCGGAACCGCTGTGTTCCATGACGGCTGACCAAAGCCGTTCGCGATGCTCATGGTGTAGCTGAAGATTTGATCACCACCACCAGCGACGTCCGAGAGATCCCAGAGCTTCAGGACTTCAAACCCCGCCGCATCGTTGTCCGAGAACACCGCGAACCCGTGCCCGTAGGCGAGATGCCCCGGCGCACCTGACGGATGAGAGCCGCCCTGGAAGTCGCAGATGAAGTGCTCGGTTCCCGGCGTGTCGAGCCGGAAGATGTAGTAGTCGATGCCGGAAGAAGCCGGGCAGCCGGATAACGCTTCGGCTCCGTTGCCGCCATAAGTGCCACTCAAATCCATGTGCGGGTCGCCGCCGAACGGCTTGGCGATCCAGGTGTCGGCCGCCGTCATCCAGATATTCGCGACATCAGCCCCAGAGAGGTCTTTGACGGTCGCGGAAAACTTGGTCCCGGTGGCATCCGTGTGCGGCGACCAGATCTTGACGTCGTTGAGGTAGTCCGCCGCAGCCCCGCCGGCCACGCCTGCGATCGCTGTGCGGGCCGCGAGGGAATTGACGCTGCCCACGATCACGCAGTCGATGCCGTCTGTTGACGAGATCGGCAACGACGCGGTGCCCGCCCCGGTGTTGCAGCGAAGGAACTCCCACAAGTGGCCTTCTCCGCCCTTCACGTAGATCGTGTGCGGTTCGCTCGGGTTCAGGCTGGTCTGCCAGCTATCACTCGCGCTGTTCACGTCCTCAAGCGGGTCGCCGTTCTCGAACATTTTGACCCACGGGCTGACTGTTCGCGTGGAGACGGTGACGTAGCCTTTGTGAACACCGAGATTGCCGAAGCTGTTCCAATACTCGACGACATCGTGCCCGTCACCGGACGGCGCCCCCTGGTTGAAGATGTTCATCCAGTTGTCGGAATACCCCGTCTGTCGGATGCAGCCCGTCGCCGCAAGCCCTGAGTTGTGGCAGTCCTGCCCGACCGCATCGGCGCCGAGCGTCAACCGAAAGGCGTCGGTGTTGTACGGCGCCGGAAACCTGAACGCGGCCCGCGTGACCGGCAGATACGTGGACGGGTTGGTCTCGTCTTGGTCGCGCACGTCGGTGTCGGTGTATTCCTCGGTAAAGCCGCCCTGCGTGTCGCTGAACGCGAACTCACCGCCGCCGACCCCAGGCTTGCAGCACTTCTGATCTGACGGCATCCACGCGAGCGACACCGCGACGGCTATCGTGATCAGCACTGCCTTATCGCGCACGCCGCACCAGTTGCACGAGCCGCGGCCCGAACGGATGCTGCGTCATCGAGAGGAGGAGCGGCAGGCCACCGCCGCCACGCGGACGCACGGTGGCCGGGAGCGGAGACGGCGCCGCGCCGCCAGCGGCCTCATTCAACGCCACGACCGCGCTCAGCGTCACCGCGCTCGCCATCGTCCAATTAAGCGTGTGGCTTCCGGCCCCTGTCGCCCGCTTGTCCTGCACGTTCACCAAAAACCCGGCGGCTGATGTGGCTTCCCATCGCTCCGTCGGGGAGCCGGCGCCGCCGATGGTCGGATCTTGGTTCGTGACCAGTGCCCCGTAAATCAGCGCGGCTCCGCTGGTGTCCACCGCGGGCGTGGTCGTGGTCGTGACGCCTGATTCTGTTTCCGTGTCCGAGTCGGCGACACAGGACGAATCGGCAAGGCCGCTGTACTCGTCCACGCGGATGATGTCGCCCACAGCCCCGCCGGTGCCGTGCGTCACCGTCACGGCCGTTGACCCGCCCACGGAGTTGCACACAAACGCCACGCACAGCCGGGCCGTCGTCGCGAGGTTCAGATTGACCGTGGATTCAAACGTGTCCGACTGATTACTGGTCGGCGTGCCGCACCCGACGCCAACAGCCGAGTCGCCCGTGACGACCCACACCGTGCCGAACGAGTTCCCAGCCGTGACTGTGATGGCGCTCGACACCCACGGATCGGGGTCGTTCGTGACGGACGTGGATGTTTCGAGGTAGGCGTAGTCGGCCAGCAGCACGACCGTCGCCGCGAAGATCGCGACGAGCGCGAGGCTGGCCCTTCGGCGCATTACTGCGCTCTCCGATAGATGAACGTGATCGCCCCGAGCTGCACGTCCGCGTCGAGGGTGTCGCCCGAGGTCGTGCGATTCCGGTTCACCCGGAAATACATCTGTTCGCCGGCCGCGCATCCGGTCGTATCGAGCGTCGTGACGGCGGTGTCGTTGAGCTGCAGCGTGGTCCCCAGGTTCGCGTCGGCCGCGAACACCGTCTCGGCCCAGACCACATCGGTGAGGGCTTGACCCGCCGCGACACAGCCAATGTTGACGCGCCACACGACGTTATTGGTCGTCGTGCTGATCGCGCGCCAGTGGATCTGCGCGGCGAAGGTGCCGGTAAAGCCGGTCGGGACGCGGCCCCAATACTGATGCCACTCGGTTTCAATGTCGCTGTCGCCCTCGAACGTCGCAAACCCCGTCGCGATATCGACACCGACCGCCGTGGATTCACAGACCGCAACAGGAGGTACCGTCGTCGCCGTGTTCCCGCCGAGGGTCGCCGTCGTGTTCTGGCAGACCGCCACCGGGAACGACACCTCATGTGTAGTCGTAATGACGTTGCCGGTCCCTTCCACGTCCAGCGTCTTGTTGGTGAGGGTCGCCGTGCCGTTCGGGGTCGTGATGCCGTCCGAGGCGTTCGTGTTCGTCGCCAGCGCCGTGAACACGCCCGTGCCTTCGCCTGTCACCGCAGTTCCCAGGTTGCCGATGGACGGCGTGACGAGCCAGGTCGCCACTCCAGCATCCGGCGTCACGAAGGTTTCGAGGATGTCCCGGATCGCGTCCATGCACGGCACGGCCTCCGAACCGTTCCAGCCCGTCGCGTCGTAGGCCGTGCAGGGGACTTCCAGGTTGATCGCGCCGAAGTCGATGATGCCCACGCTCGTGGAGGACGACACCCCCACTTCGTTCGATGTGTCGTCGAAGTTGAAGATCAGGTTTTCGTCTGATCCTGTGCTGTTGCCGGTGATGATGAGGGCGCCGTCGCCGTCGTCGTCGATGAACACGCCCGCTGAGCCAAGCTGAATCCTGACGCCGGCCGCGAGCTGCGACACCTGAAAGTCGGTCGTCGGCGTGCCGTCTTTATCCCCGACAAACTGCGCATAGATGACGTTCACGTCCGCGCCGTCGTTATGCGACAGCTTCAACAGGATCGTGTTATTGGCCGCGTCCGCGTCCGTATCGCTGATTTCAATGACCGCCGCCGCCGCATCGAGCGTGGAGAGCCAGATGTGCGTGGTGTTCGTCAGCGCCACCGAGCCATTGCCGGACGGGTCGGCCAGATCGTCAAACTCCGTCGTCCCGCCGGTGTCGTTGTCGTTCTCGCAGAGCCACGTATCGGTGTCGTCGTCAAACTTGACTGTCTGGTTGTCCGTGCAGGTATCCGAGTCCAGAATCGCAATGAACTTGACGATGGCCGCGCCGTCGAACCCAATAAAAGCACCCGTCGTGCCCCAGCGGTTCGTATCGAGCGCAATCTCACCGGCCGCGTTGACCGTGGGCGCTGCGGCCTGCGGAATCGCGATCGACCCCGTAAACACCGGATCGACCGAGAACACGAGCGCCCCGGCCGTGCCGGTCTCGTCGTCCATGATGGCCGCGAGTTCCGCCGACGCGTCGAAGTCGTCGGTAGACGCCGAGCCGCAACCCAGCCCCGTACACGTGCCGTCCTCGGCCACCGTGAACACGGCCACGCCATCCGAGCCCTGCAGCTCGAAGATCGGGCCAGTCGAGGTCTGCTTGATCGTGACGGCGGCCCGTGTGCCCGTCGTGGACGTGGCGAGCGACTGCCCGCCGCTCTGCAGCACCCACGTCCCGTTCTGCGCGACAACAACCGTGGCTGAGGCGATAAAGAGGCCGAGCAGGAACGCCTTGACTCGTGCCATCGCTACACCGCCACAATCACGACCGTGACCGTCGGCGAGGCGCCGCCGGAGATCGTCGTGGTGATACGCGCCCGGACCGCCAAGACCCCGCCAGCCGCTTGCGCGAGTGTCGCGCAGCCGCCATTGACGAAGCTCAGCGTGCCAATCGGCGCCCACGTGCCGGCGTAGCTGGTCGAGGGCGCTTCCTCAATCGTGACGACGCCGGCCGAGACATCCGCCGCAAACGTGGCGTAGGCCCGAAGCGACCGCATCACGCCGCCCAGATCCACCGCCGTCCCGGTGCCCGTGGCGACCGCGTTCAGCTGCAGGCTTTTTGTTTCGAGTGTCATACCGTCGCCGGCTCCTTGACCGGTTGGCGCATCTGTTCGGCGTCGGCAAGCGACACCATCCGGTAGGCATCGACCCGCCCGGCTTCCGGCGTGATCGCGCACGTCATGATGTGGGGCAGCGGCAGATCGAGATCGACCAGCACCTCAAACCCAGCCGCCCGCGCATTCACGCAAAACGACAAGTCCTCGGCCACGTCGCGTGGGTCGAACTGCCCCGCCCGGCACCAGGGCCGATCCATCGCGGTCCAGACGTCGCGGCGGATGAGCATGCAGCCCATCCCGACGCCGTCCACCTTCACGAGCCCGTCGTTGACGTCAAACAATCCCTGCGCGGACGGCGCCGAGATCGGCCGCCACTTCCGCTGTTCGATGTGGAGAAACGCCGTCGAGTAGTGCGGAGGGCGTCTGGTGTAGTAGTGGGCCGAGACGATGGGCCGGTTTCGCGCCAGGAGCCGCGTCAGCACATCCTTCGGCAAAATATGATCGTCATCGACCGTCAAGAGCGCATCGGCGCCCGACTGGTCGGCCAGATCGAACAGGTTGTTCCGCTGCGTGACGATGTACGTCCCTTCGCACGCCAGCCTGACAATGGTCACGTCAGCAGGACGCTCTAACGCATAGAGTTGCTGCCAGAACTTCGCGTAGCCTTGCGCCCGATGCGGAATCCCAATCGCGATAATCACGAGGCCCCCCTGAATCGTGCGACCCCAACCCCTCGGGGCGTCTCAAATAGCGTCCACGGCGTGATCACGCCGTCATCGACCAGCTTCTGCATGTCGTGGATGAGTTGCGCATGGCCCGGATACCCGCACAACGTCGTGTCATGGAGCACCACCACCGCCTTGTTACTCGCCCACGTGGCGAAGTACCGGATCTCCGGCCCGCGCAACACGAACTCGGAATCGGCGAACACGAGATCCACCGGCCCATCTGGCACATACGTGAGCGAGGACGCCGCCCAGACCGTCATCGGGAGGCCATTGGCCCGCGCCTGCACGCTGTCTGCTCGCGCCGGCACCGGCTCACACGTCACAAGCCGCCCGCGGCCTTCCGCCTTCAGCGCCTCAGCGATGGCCACGGCCGTATCGCCCAGGTAACTGCCGGTCTCAATCACCAGATCCGGTTTCACCATCGCGACGAGCGCGGCGATCCAACTCGTGACCGCTGTTTCCGTCGCGTAGTCGTCGCGAGCGGCCCATCGCTCGGGTTCCGGACAGGCCGGCCGGCGATGGACCGTCTCGCGACGCATCTGTGTGGTCTAGCTCTCGGCTCCGACGTACCGGACGTAGCCGTAGATGTGAACCGTGATGTCGTCGGGCGCCGTGGTGGACCCGGTCGTCGCGTCAATCGTCAGGTTCGACCCTGCCGCCACGCGCTTACCGGAAAACTCACCCGCATCCGCCGCCACCGCCGTGCTCACGCTGTCATCGGCCACGAGCGTGATCGCCGCCGCCAGAATCGAGGTGCCGTCGTCCTCGATGTCGAGCGTCGCCGCCACCGCGCCCGCCACGTCGCAGTAGGTGCGCACGTGCGTGATGTACCAGTCCTCGTCGGCCGGCACGTCCAGCTCGAAGATTTCGAGATCCGTCTGGCTCGTGGCGACCGTGTCCTTGTGGACGCTGACCAAGAGGCCCTGCGCCCCGTAGACCGGACCGCTATGGGAGGTCTTTGCCATGTCTCCCCCTTAGGCTCCGGGCGAACCGACCACACCCTGGTACTGGATCGCGCCCCACGACTGCCGGAAGCCGGCCGAGTACAGCCGGTTCTTCGAGCGGTCCACCGTGACCGGCGCATCCATCGCAACCGCCTTGCGGACAATCGTCAGGAGGCCGTGCATCTGGTTCTTCGCCACGATGCGCCACGAGTCGGTGTCGGCGATGTACGGGTTCACCACCACGTCGATCTGGTAGTTCGCCTTGATCGCGTTGATGTCGTTGTCGGCCGAGCCGTTGATGTTCGTGCTCTTGACGATGCGGGTCGCCAGGAACTCCAGCGCGGGCGGGACTTCGAGGAACCAGCCCGAGGGCGGCTCCATAAAGAAGCCTTCGGCCGACTTGCCGTCCGTTCGGGCTAAGGTCAGCGCCGTTTCCAGCGCCGTGCGGGACAGGTCCGCCGAGACCAGATTCGACGCCGTGCCGCCGGTCAGGACCACATGCGAGGCCGAGTAGATCGGCTGGCCGTCGGGGGTCGTTTCCACGCCGCCCGAGAAGCCCTGGCCAATCAGCCGCGCCGCGTACGTCTCCTGCGCCACCCGCAAGGCCATCCGCAGACCCCGCGCGTAGTTCTTGATCACGCTGAACTCGTCGTCATCGGCCGCCTCTTCCGTTACCTCGAAGCCCAGACGCCACTTGAGGTGGGTCAGATCCTTCGGGGAGCCCGGCGTGAGGTTCTGGGTTGTGAGGTCGTCACCTTCCGAGAGCGGGCTGGGTGACGTAAACGCCGCGTAGTCCTGGTATCGCTCGAACTTGCGCGTGGACGTCTCGGTCCGGAAATACTTCTTCCAGATCGGCGGGATGTCCTTGAGGGTCTCTTCTGCGACCGAGAATACGACCTTATCTACGTTGTCGTATAAACCCGGAAAAGTGCCGCGTGCTTGGGCCATGGAATCGTCCTAGTTCTTGTAAATGCCCGTGGTGCTGGGCATAAACGTGAACGCAACGCGGCCGTTCACATCGCCGACGGGATCGACCAGTTCGGTCACCGTCACGCAGGCATTGGTCGTATCCGACGTGTCCACACGCCAGATCAGGTTGGTGGTGTCGTAGACGACGGCGTAGTTGGTGCCAATCAAGCCGGCCGCGAGCGTGCCCGAGTCCTGAATGTGGCCGACAAACTCGGCGCCGTTCTCGGCCATGCACACGAGCCGAGGCGTGCCGGTGACGGCCGAGGCCGCCTCCGCCGCAATGCCGAGAATGAGCGCGACCGGATCAGCGCCCGCTTCCTCGACTTCCTCTTTCGCCGTCGCGTCCTGCACGACGATCGCGCCCAGGCGGTACGTCTGAGACGCCTCTTCCTCGAAGTTCCGGAACCGGTGATTCCCCCGGTACGGACGGATGTAACTGTTGGTGCTAACTGAAATGGTGGCCACAGGGCCTCCCCTTTCCAAAGACAGGGTTGTCGTTTGGATCGGCTCGTTGCCGCCGCTGGTGGGTCCGAAACGCCCCACCGGGGCCGAGCGGTTGGATAACGCCCCAACCGGGAGGCGAGTGCATCAGGTCCGAGGAGCCGACAGGGCGCGAGACCTGATGAGATCGCGCGCTGTCCGATCGCCGAAAGCTCACCTCGTCGGCGGCGAGGGTGTTACAGATTCAGAATACGGCCACTGTCAAGAAAAAATCAGTCGCGCGCCTGCTGGCCTGGCTCGTACCGGTCCTTCCCGATCTCGTGCTCCAGCACTTCCATCCCCGAGCCCATCACCTGATCGGCCGCGTCGTTCATGCCCTGCTGCGAGGCCAGATTCGCCGCCGCCTGCCGCATGTGCTTCGAGGACTTCATGCGCTTATCCGACACGTCCTCGCGGGACTTGAGGATCTGCTTGTACACCGCGCTCGGCATCTTGAGCAGAATCGCCCCATCGGCCCGTACGACCTTGCCGTCCTTGGCGAACATCGAGCCCTGCGGCAACCCGCCCGCAATGTCGGCCGGCGCCACATCTTCCCAGCCCTTTTCTTCCGTCACGTCGAAGTACCGGCCGTCGATTTCGGGATTCACCCAGCGGGTGACCATCGGTTCTTCCTGCTTGACCAGCCGCACGTCGCCCACGCGCACGTTGTTCCGCTGCCCGCCCTGAATACGCCGCTGCCGCACCGCAATCGGGCCGGTGCCCTCCACCGTTGGAGCCGTTGTGCCTTTCGGTCTCGCCATGTGCTCAGTCCTCCAACTTCAGGCCGCCGCGGGCCTTGCCGCTGTTGATTTGATCGAGAGACGCCGCAGCGCGCTGCCAGGTCTCGGTGGAGATCCCCACGTTCCGCGCAATCGCTGTCTCGCGGTCGGTGAGCGGCGTCTTGCCGGGCCGCGCGCCAGGTGTCTCAGTGAATACCGGCGTCGGCGGCGTCGGCGTGATGGTGTGCTGCGGCGTCGGCTGACGCCCCTGCAGCTTCGCCGCCCGCTGCTGCAGGTCCATGAACCCGATCGCGGCAATGAGCGCCGTGGGAGCCGTCTCGGGGTTCGTGAACGTGTCCGGGCTCTTGGTGAGGATGTCATCCAGCACCGGGCCGATCTCGTCGCCGTAGCCCAGCGCTTTGGCCGCCTGAAAGGCTTCGTCGCGCTTGGCCTTGGCGGCAATCGTCGTCGCCTGCTGCTGCACCGGCTTGACCGCTTTCTCAACCACGGTATCGGCAATCTTCTGCGCCGTCGCAATCATGCGGCCGTGATAACGCCGCGCGGCGTCGAGATTCGGCTGGCCCTGCGCGTCGTACAGGGCGAGTTCCAGCGCAATCTCGCGCGCATCGGTGTCGGAAATCTTCGGCCCCTTCTCGGGGGCAGGTTCGTTGGACAAGAGCTGCGCCAAGAGGTCAGGCCGTGACCGGAGCGCCTCACCCACGGGCGCAAACGCATCCGTGGCTTGCCTGAGCGATGAAATCTCCCGCTCCAGGTTCTGCCGGCGCCCGCGTTCCTCTTGCAAAGCCGACAGCGGCACAGTTTTATTCTCCGGCTCCGTCTGAGGTGTCCCAGGATCAGGCGGGTCAGACGAAGCCGGAGCCGGCTCGGGCGGGGCGGCGGGCACAATCGTTTCGGGGGATTCTGACGGGGCAACTTCAGGCGGCATGGTCCTCACTCACGACGCCGATGATGGCGTCAAACGGCAGGGACCAGAGCAGTTCCCCCTGCCAGTCAAACTCGTGGTACACCGCGCCCGGCTGAAAGGCGACATGCTGGCCAATCGCCAACTCGCCCTCCACTTGCGACCGGCATTCGCGGCAGAGCGTCTTGCCAAGCGCCACAATCACGCCCGAGGTCGGCTTCTCGGTCTCGCGGAAGTCGGTGTCCGGGATGATGATGGCCGAGGGTTCCGGCTCGGGGATGGCATCGGGGCGGATGAACACGCGGGGGCCGATGGGGCGGAGCGTCATACCGGCTCGGCTCCTGTCGCCTGCTGGATCGCTGCGGGTTCATGCTGAGCAGGCTTCGGCTTCGGTCGCCCAAACAGCACCCAGCCCAGCCGCGCCCGAAACGACATCGACATAAAGCCTTCGACATGCGCCGCGAACTGCTCCACGCCGCGATTGATCGTGGCCTGCCGCTCCATCTGCGAGGCGATGTACTGCGCGGTGCTCTGGATCGCCTGCTCGTGCCCGCTGAGCGCGCGGATGATCGTGGCGTCCTTCATGCCCGCCTCGGCGACATCGCCACGGGCTCACGAGACGCCGCCAACTCACTCAACTTCTTCAGCCGCACCTCGGGAATCTTCAAGACTTCCAAGGACGCCGCCCGAGCCACCATCACGTCGCGGATGGCCTGACGCTGGACTTCGGCCGAATCCTGCCCGCCGAGTGTTCGCGCGATGTGGTCCAGCGTGGCCTCCGGCGCCCGGCCGGCCTGCACAAACGCCGACACAATGCGCCAGCCCTCAGACTGCGCCAAGGCTTCTAGCGCCTCGCGCTCGGCGATCTCCGGCTCGGTGAGGCTCATGCGGATTTCCTTGCGTCCAACTGCGCCAACATGCCGTCGAACGCGGCCTTCTTGCCGGCCGTGTAGCCTAGATCGGTGCCGACCTTCAGCCCGACGCGCTGGCCGGCATCGTAGCCAGCCTTCCACGCCGAGCCGCGGGCGTGGAGCAGCTTGCGGTCGAACGATGTCGCCGCGAACCCATGCACCAACGCCGCATAGCCATTCCGAAACGCCCCGACAATCAAATTGAGCGGAATCGGCATCGCCACGCAACCGTTGCGAGTCGCCCACGGCCGATACGCCACGCCGTACCCACGCGGGATCTCGCCGCCTTCTTCGATGTCGATCCTGAACTTCATCTGAACCCCTTCAGATTGAAACGTGCGGTTACATCACACCCGGCGGCTGATCGACCGGCGGGGCCGGGACAGGCGGGAGGGCTCCCGGCATCGGCCCGCCTGCACCTCCAGCCCCGCCGACCATCTGCAAGAGGCCACTGAGCATCGGGCTCATCGCGCCCGCGCCCATCTCGGGCTGCGCCCCCGTCGGCCCCAAGAGCTTCGCAAACTCGGCCTGCAAATCGCGCATGTCGTAGAGCCGGAGTGCGGATTCCATCAGCTTGATCCCAATCCGCGGGTTCATCTGCATCATCTGCGCCAGCTGCGGCGACATCTGCAAGATGGCCGGCAGCGCCTGCGAGATAAAGACCGAGAACTCCTGCCGCTGGATCTGCTTGTCGGCGGTTTCCGTGCTCCCGGCCGGCTTGAACCGGAACGAACCACGGAGATCGGCCGCCTTGAACGCAAACGGCCCATCTTCGGGGAGCTGAATCCCGCGCCGCTCCAAATCCAGCGCCTGTGTCCCTTTGGCGGGATACCGGCCGAGTAGTTCGTTCTGCTCGAGCGCGCGAATCCAGAAGGCGTTATTGAGCAGATACAAATCTTCCAGGCTTTCGCGGAGGTGCATGATCGCATCCTCCACGCGCACATAGGCCGCCTGCGCCACGATCGACGCGCCTGTGGCCGTCTGACCGCTCGTGGGCTTGACGCCTGAGACCGCCTGATCGCCGATGCCCGTCACGCGCTCGGCCGCCCCCAGCGTCTCCGTGACAATCCACTGCGCCGAGGCCGGCACGTCCGGGACAATCAGCGGCTTCAGGTCGTCATGGTCCGTGACGGTGAGCAAGGCGCCAGGCGCCCACGGTTCTTCGTCAGGTTCGTACACGCTGTTCTTCCGCCGCGTCATCGGGGCCTTGGTGGCCAAGGCTGACCGATCCGCGATCATGTTCCGCTGCGCCGTGTGGGCGTCGGCAATCGTCCACAGCTTGTGCAACAGGAACGAATAGCCCCACACGCTATCGGGCCGCGGGAACGGCACGAAGTTGATAAACCGCGAACTCGGAATCGGATCGTAGGCGACCCGGAGCAGCACTTGATGGCGCAGGCTCAGGCAGACATACAGCCACTCATCGACCCCGTCGCCGTCGATGTCGTAGAGCACCTGGCCTTCCCAGAGTTCCTTTTCGGCTGTCTGATCTTCACGGGACTGCACCACGACGCTTTGCCGGGCGTGCTCGGCCCGTTGGTCGCGCTCGCTGTCCTTGCCAATCTTGGCGACCGCGTCCTTGTCGTAGAGTTTGTCATCCACGCGGGCTTCGAGGTCCGACAGCCGCACCCAGCACCGCTTGAACCGGCCGAATACCTCGTCCTCGGACTTGGCGTGCGCCGGCAGGAACTGGAAATCCTTGCTGTTGATCAGCCGATAGGCCGGGCCATTCGCATACGGGCCGATGGCTGATTCCCGGATGACCTCGACCCGCGGCTGGCGTTCGTCGCCCTGCCACGGCACGAGCCGCCCAGCTTCGTCTTTCTCGGGCGTCATCTCGCCTTCGGCGTCCAGCTCCGCCCCACCAAAGGCATCGCCCTTCGCCTTCGCCATGAACTGATCGCGCAGCTTGTGCGTCCGGTAGGCGTCACAGACTTCCAGAATGCCGTTCTGTTCAATCAAGGCCACGTGGATGGCCTTGGCAATGATCGACTGCAGCCGCGTATCTTCGAGCTTCCACTGGTGGAACGCTTCCACCTTCGCGCAGCGCTCGTCTGTCTCGCCCCAGCCTTCGACGTAACAGACCGGATCAGGCCCGAACAGGATCTTCATGAACCGGGCCTTCAGCGCGTCCACCTTCTCGGTCGGCAGATACGAGGCCAGGTCCGCCGCCCCCGGCCACGCGCCAGGCCGTGACCGCTGTGCCTGCTCATAGAGCCCGTGCGCGATGTCGTACAGCCCGCCGTCTTTCACGAACTCGTGACGGGCTTCTTCGGCTTGTTCGAGATGTTCCACGAGGAACTGCGTAAGCGCCTGCTTCCTCTCGGGCGAGAGGCGCGGCACCATCGCGTCTTGGGGGGCTCGGGGCAAGGCTTGTTCTAGTTTACCCCCGTTGTCAATACGTCAAAGACCGTAACGCATTATGTGAAACACGGTATGGGTGACGGTGTTTGACGTAATCAGTAGCCGCCGCGGCCGGCCACCTGGCGCACCGGCCGATCGTCGTCGTCCCGCTGCGCCCGCCGAATCGCCGCCCGCTCGGCCTTCTTCTGGCTCTGCTGCGTGGGCTGGGCCGGGGCGAACGCGATCGTCGCGTACTCCTCGGTATTCTGGTAATGGTCGTAGTAGCCGTCTTTCTTCGGGCGCCGGATGCCGGCCGCCATGCCAATCACGGCCCGCGTGTCCCAGACGTAACCCGCCTCATACCCATCGACCGCAAACGTCGTCCACTGCGGCCCCTTGGCCGTCAGCACCACCGCCCGCGGGTGAATGAGGAACGCGGGCTTGCCGTCGAAGGCGAACCGCCGCATCTGCTGGCTCTGGTTCTGAATCGCCTGATAGCGAATCTCGGGCCGGTTGGCTGACAACATGCGCTCGTCCACGATGGGATGCACGCCATGTTCAGCCAAGATGTCCCTGACCTTGGACACCGACACGCCCTGGTTCGTGATGTCCAGCCCAGCGGGGTCGCCGGTCGTGTAGATGGTCAGCGGGTTCGGGCACCACTCGGCCCGGTAGCGCAAGGCCGCCGGCACGAAGTCCTCCAGAAACATGTTCTCGCCCATGACCGCGCCCAAGACCTGCAGCCGGCCAATCGTGAGGTACTGCCGCCAGCTCACGCACGGATGCCCGTGCCCAAAGTCCCACGACTCAATCAGCGGCGTGTGCCGGTCGATCGCCACGTCCTCGCTCACGTGCAGATGCCGGTGGAAGTAGCCCGCGTACACCGCCTCGCCTTGAATCGCCAGGCCGCGCCGGCCCTCGAGCAGCGTGCGCCGCTGCGCGGACCCCACCGGGTACGCCGCCTCAAGCTGTTCGATATAGCCCGGCGGCAGGTTCTCCCGGTTCTCGTAGCAGTTCGTGCGGATGTAGTGATACATCGGGTCGGGATTGGTTTCGGGAAAGAGCTTGGCGATCCAGTGGTCTTGATTGACCGGCTGCGGCGTGTACCAGAGCGAATGCGGATAGCCCTGCTGCGAGAGTCGGCCGACCAACTCCCCATGCCAGCCTGACGGCAATTCCTCGGCCTGCTCGATGTGGATGTGGCCCAGGTTCAAGCCGCGCACCTTCGCGTAGGGCCTGGCTGTGTCCGCGCTCCGTAACCCGCGCAGGTACACCCGTGCCCGGTGGCCGCTGACTCCCACCGGCCCGTTCACGACCTCGTCATAGCCCTCAGACGAGTTCCACGCGAGCTGCAACCCGTGCGCCTCGGCGAAACTCCGCCACCGCGGCGCCAACTCGCCGAACGTGTCCTCATCGGTGTAGCGGCTCATCAAGCAGTCAATGCCTGGATGCTGATTGATCAGCACGTACGCCTTGATGTGCGCGGCGGTGGACTTACTGCCGCGGAGCCCGCCTTCGATATCGACGTACGGCGCTGACGACTGGATCGCCTCAGTCTGAGGCCGCGTCAGCTTCAGGTTGACGACGGGCCTACCCGTGGCCATTCGTGGGCTGGCCGTGCATGATGAGATTCACAATGGGCGCCTGGAGCGGCTTGCCGTCCGGGCCAGACAGCCGCGTGAGGTGCCGACCGCCGACTTTGTTCAACTCGGCAATGGCCTTGATGCGGACGTGCCAATCGGCCTCAGCCGCGCGGGCCGCGAGCGTCAGAATCTCGTCACGTTCCGCGGCGGTCGCAATGGCCGCGTTCTCGCGCTGGCGCTGACGGGCTTCAATGGCCTCCACGATTTCAACTTTCTTCAACAACCGATACCCGAGTTCGCCAGCAGACCGCTCGCTGTAACCGGCCGCTCGGGCCGCTTCGCTGGCGTTCCCTGCGGCCTCGCCCGTGTACGCCTCCACAAACCGCTGTTCTTTCTCGCTGAGCTGCTTTGCGGGCATGCGCCTAACTTCAGTTTACGCCCAGCGTCAAACCGCCCTGGCTCACTCGGCGGCTCCGGGTGGGGCGGGGAGGGGACGCCGTTCGTAGTCGCCGCACCAATCTTCCCGCGCTGTTGCGGGCCACTTGCCCCTCGATGCCATCACCGCAGCCTCGCCGATGGGCGCGTGCCGTCTGCACATCCCAGCGTTAGGATACGTGCAGACGTGGCAGGCGAAGAACCGGCAGTTGCCGCATCGGTCGGACTTGTCGTCCTCAAACTCTAGGCATGAGCAGTTAGGAGAGATTAGGCCTGTGGCTCCCATTCGCCTCACCGTGGGTCAAAGTCATACGGGCTGACCTTCGCTCCGCAGGACACGCAATACAGGCCATCAGTGCGGTTCTCTTGATTGATATGGAGGCAGAACGGCTTTGGCTTGGCCTCCTGTGCCGCCGTCAGCCGCGCGTGCTCGACCTGCAAGGCTGCGATGCGTTTGTCTCTGGCGTCAATGTCGCGCCCGAGGATCTCCTGCATCTCGGCGACCGCCGCCTCGTGCCAGCGGGTGAGGGCTTCTACGAGTTTCTCAAAGTCGTCACGCGACGGAAGCTGCGGTAGCGCCTCCGTCAGGACGGCCCGCAGAGAGGGGGTGTCAGTCATCGCTTCACTCCCAGGGTATCCTTGCATCGCTGATACGCGAGGTCGCGTTCGTCACCGATACGACCGTCCTTGATTTGCCCGTCCCAGCATGGATCGCGCCACTCGTAAACAACCGGGCCGTATTCAAGAATCGTGAACTCTATCGCCGCGTTCGCATCATCCATGGCGAGGGTGACAAAGTTCTCAGGCTGACTGCCGCCGTGGGTCAAGCACAGCCCTCCAGCCATAGCCCATGTCAACCGATCGTCGCAACGTCGCTGCTGCTCGACCTTGAACTCAGGACATTCGGGATCGATCTCGCCTTCGATGATTGATAACGCCGCCGATAACCGGCCGATGTCAAAGTCCTCGTTCGGCTGCGGATGGACGACGTTCTCCCTCGTCCGCCGCTCAATCATCTCGTAAAGCGGTTGAGCCACAGCCATCAGGGCAAGGTCGTGCGCGTGATGGTCAAAGTCGTATTGTTCGCTCACGCCCCACCTCGGGATCGGGCCGCCGCCTCCGCACGCGCAATCGACCGGCGACAATCTTCCTCGTAGGTGCCGCCCAGGTTTCGATCACAGAGGCGCCGAGCATCGATCACCAGCGCCTTCAAGGCTGAATCCGCCTCCCGGAGACGGCGCAGGGCTTCGCGGAGCGCTTCGCGTGGACAGTCTGGGCCGTGAGACACAGCGGTATCGTCGTTCACCGTGTAGCAACTTACTTCGGAGATATCTTCGCAGTGTATGGACTCAACCGCCTTAACCAACCGCTCAACAGCGTTGGGCGAATCCGCCGCTGGCCCCGAGGGGGTGGGCGCAGGCTGGGCCTGCTGCACGCCGTCTACAAAGTCCGCCACGAGGTTCTGCGCGTCACCGAGCTTGATAACGGCGCTGGTTAGCCGCGTGTCGGCGGGCATCGCTTCCACGGCCTGCATCGCGTCGTAAATAGCACGTTCGGCTGGAGTCCAGTGTTCCATCTGACAACGGCGCGGAATCTCATCCATGTCCCGTCTCTCCCTCTCGGCGGATCAGCCCGGCGTATTAGCGCTGCACCGGCATCGGCCGCTGGCGTGGCGTCATCGCGCGCTCGTCAATCTGGCCGTCTACATAGCGTGTGAACTCTGAGCGTTTGTTGGCCAACTCGCACTCGGCCTTGTTCTTTGCCGAATCGGCGTCCTTGCTGACTTGACGCAGTCGCGCCACTTCGCTCTCCAGGCGCTCGATGTCTTGAGCCAACCCGGCCACCTTCGCCGCCTCGAATCGTTTCTCGTCGCTCACGTCCTCCGTCTCCTTCCCCGCGTGGGCGGCTTGCGTCCATTGCCCTTGCACTTCGGGCACACGATGATGCCCGTATCGCGATAGACCATCCCTTGTCTCGGGTAGATGCCAATCACGTAGCCCATGCCGCCGCACGGCCGACACGTCATCGCTTGCCCCTCGCCTGCGTCGGCCGCCGGGAGAGGCGATCCAACTTCGTCAGCACTTGGCGCTTGCCAAGGCACTGCGGACAGCCCTTCACCTGACACTGGCCGATGCTGTCGATAATCCACGCTCTCAGTAGGCGGAACTTCGATGGCGTCACAGATCCTCCAAGGCGTCAGGCCGTAGTGACGTTTTGGCGACCCACACAACCTGCCATCCGGAACCATTGAAGTAGCGAATCCGCGCACGCTTGGGGCTCTCGGCCTCGATCTGGGCTCGGTATTCAACGCCTAAGCCCGGCGGGGCGTAGATCGCAAATTGAGTCATGCCAGCGCCTTCCACTTCTTCGCGGCGGTCATCGGGCCTCCAAGAGTGTGAGAATGTGTTTGCATACCTCAACCACGTCATCGGCTTGCTCGACAGTCAACGACTCCGCGTAAGCCCGCACCTGCTCCAGCGCCTCGGCGTCGGAGGCGACCTCTCGGCACTCGCGCTCTGTGGTCGGCCAATAACACTCAGTCGAGGGATGCTGCTTCACGATGTCGGCGCGTCGTCGCCACACTTCAGACTTGGGCAGCGTTTCGTTCGTATCCGGCGTCATGGTCGTCGCTCCTCGCGGTCCATGGTGGCGCTTCAGTTCGCGGATGCGTCCGCCATCGCACTCCACCGTGCCGCTACGCACCAACGCATCAACGACTCGCTGCGCTGCCTGACCTGCAAACTGTGGCGGGACATTCTGCGGGTCCCACTCGTTATACACATCAGTCCAATCGGCCCAGCCGTCCGCCTTCGCGTGCTGACGAATCGCCGCGAGCATTCGTGTCTGTGATTCGCTCATCGCGTCCTCCGGGGCCGGGAGCGGCGGTTCCACGCCTCAGTCACGATTCGCTCTACCGGGTCCTTGATGGGGAACCACAACCGCGTGGAGACTTCGCACGACGCGCAGTAGATGAAATGGCCGCCGTCATTCTCGCCCCCTTCAACCACGGCGTATTTCGCCTTGCCGCCACAGAACGGACAAGCCTTCAGCGTCACCGGCCTCGGGCGCTTCCTCATGATGGCCTCCGGGGCCGGGAGCGGCGGTTCCACTTGGCGATGGCCAGTTGCTCTGTCGCGCTCCACGCAAAACAGCCACATTCAACTCGCCACCACCACATTCCAGCGATGCGCTTCTTGGCGATGGTGACGATGCCAGCGCAATGTGGGCACCGCGTCACCGGGCTCATGTCGTCGGGTTGGCGCTGCTTCGCTTGACGTGGGTGGCCACGATAGATTATTGGCGGCATCGCTGGAATGTGTCCGTGGTTACGCATCTGATTCTCCTGTTCATCCACTGGCGCAGCATGTCAGCCAAACTCACGCACTCCACGCGCGTTTCCATGCGGCAGCAGACCCGACCATCCGACAACTGCGGATTAACTACCTGCACCGTCCAACACGGCAAGAGCGGCATCAGAACCAACAGCGCCACGGATAGCCGCCTCATCGCGTCCTCCGGGGCCGGGAGCGGCGGTTCTCAATCATGGTCATCCACGAAAGAACCAACTCAGGCTGCACGTAAGGGAACGCTCCCGACTCTTTCATGATGGTCAGGTCACGACGTAGCAATTCCCATTGCTTCTTGTAGTTCAACCGCGTCACCGGCCTCGGGCGGGGCGGCTTAGACATGGGGAGGCTCCGGCCTGTCCATGCTCAAGATTGCGAAGTGAGCCGCCTTGATCGCGTCCCTTATAGCGAAACCTTCGTGAAGTTCCCCGTCACCGTCATAAACCGGAAAGAGCGCCCGGCGAATCGAATTGATGGCAAGCTGCCCATGCTTCCTGGCTAGTCGCCGCAGACGCTTCTGCGCTTCAGTCACGACTGTCCCTCCTGCGGCACGAGGAGGGCGCGGACCCTATCAGCCCGAACGAATGGCTTGAAATAGACGATGTCCTCACGGCCGATGTCGAACTCTGTCACCGGAAGCGCCAACACCTGCGCGATGCGGGCGTCACGGGCGACGAGTTGCGCGACGAACCAGTCCATCCGATCGCCAATGCGGCACCCTTCAGCCCCGTGCGGCCCCGGCGGATGATGCGGCACGCCCTGCTTGTCGAGATAGTCGTGTGTCCACGCCTTAAACGCTTTCAACTTGTCGCGCTCCGCTTCCAGATCCGCCACCCGCGCACGGAGGGCGGTGAGATCGTCAGTGGTCGGGGTAGAATCTTGGTCAGCCATCGGTTACGCGCCTCCTGTGCGCGGGCTGCTGGTGAGGGGTTGGCGGTCGCTCAAACGGCCGCTAACTCCGCTTGATCCTATCACAACCGCCCCTCCTTCGCGCGCCGCCTCCGCCACTCAGACCACGAGCCGGTTCTGGATAGAATCAATCGCGTCGGCGATCAGGTTCAGCCGCATAATGGTCCCGCTCAGCGAGTCCACGACATAGCCGTGAGACACATTCGCGTCTGGCTCTCCGCCGGCTGCCGTGGGTGCGGATGCCATCAGCACCGGCCCGAGCTGGATCGCGAGATCCTGTACGCGCTTGTCCAGCGCGGTCACAACGTCCGCAAGCGTCTGTAACCGATCGTGAAGCGGCGTCGGCGGCTTCGGTGGAGCCGGCATGCCAGCCATGCCGCTGAGCGACGTGCTCTTGATCCCGCCATTGCCTGTGTATGCCTGAGGTGCCTGATTCATGTGATTCTCCTGCCTGTTATGACGTTACCGTTTCCTTGCGAGGTTAATCCGCCACCGATCGCTAACTCTGTCGGCCTGCCACGGCTCCGGCCGATGCCGCGCCAGCCGGTACATCCACCAGAGGCCCAGCCCGAGCGCCACCAGCGACAAGGGATAGCGCAGGAGATCCGTCACGGAACACCGCTGGCGATCAACTTGTTCAGCCACGCGAGCGCGGCGGCATACTCTCCGTGCGGGTCTGGATCGATTTCTTGTTCGCCAGGCTTCCGAACACGCTCATTCCAGTACCGCACCGTGTTAAGGTCGATCTCGATTTCGCGCTTCATTTTCAGCGCGCGCTCAATCAGGCGGTTGCGCATCTGCGCATCATCAGGATCGGTAGGCGGACGAAGCGACGAATCGCCAGCCATGCGTTCCTTGAACTCGTCAGCACTTGGGATATGACGGCGTTTCTTCATGTGCCTCCTACTTCGGGTTCAATCGTCCCGTGCCGAGATACGGGATACGCACCGGGGCATCCGTCACCAACAGCACGGCGGCTTTCGCGGCTGTCTCGGCAGACTTCGCCGCGGTCTCCGCGTTCTGTGCCGCCGTCGATGCCTTCTTCACCTCGGTCAGCAATTCCTGATACTGCGCTTCGGTCATGTCGCCTCCATCGGGGGGATCTACCGGGGGATCAATCGGGGGTTCAACTGTCTCGGGCGGGACGAGGCCCATCGGCTGAGACGTGCTGAACTCGGCAATCGTGATGAGGCCCGAGCCGGGAAACTCGGCGCCGCCAACTACGACCATGCCGTCCGGCCGGACTCTCGCCTGGAGCTG